TCATGTTCTCGACCGTCTTTTTCAGGTGCATGTTCAGGCCGTCGTAATCGCTCGTGTAGCAGGCCGGATTGCCGTCGGACAGCACGATCAGAATCTTGCCTTTCTCCTTACGGCGCAGCACGCGCATGCCGGCGATCTCGACGCACTCGCCGTCGACGTTGTTGGCCATCCCGCCGCTGTTGGGCAGCCAGGCGAAGCGCTGCTTGACGCCGGTCGACATGCGCTCGGTGAAGTCCTTGATGATCGGCATGTAGAGCGGCTCCACGCGGGTGAAGCCACGCCCCAGCATCTTCTCTTCGTCTTCCAGTTCTTCGGTGCGGCGGGTCGAGCCGTTACCGCCCGTGGTGAACGCCATCACCTCGTTGCTGATACCGATGCGGTCGAGCGTCGAGGCGAGCGCGTACGCGGCCTTCGCGGCCGTGTGAATCTTCGAGCCGCCCATCGAGCCGGACAGGTCGACCAGCAAGCCCACCGCCACGTCCTTGGTCAACACTTCGTTGCGCTGGCGGAACACGCGGTCATCCTGCGAGGCGAGGCGGTGCAGCGAGGACGGGTTGACCCGGCCGCTGCGCCGGCCCGGCGACCAGCTTTTCAGGCTGCGCGCAGAGATCGCCCGCTCCAGGTCCTTCTGCATCGGGCCGACCATGTGGTCGACCTCGTCCTGCATCTTGGCCAGCATGTCTGGCTTGAAGCCGCTGCCGATGTGCAGCGGTTCGATCAGGTCGTGGTCCTTGGTCCAGACGAGGTAGTCGGCCGCCTTGCTGGCGTCGATGATGCCGTGCGTGACCAGTTGCGACAGCTTCTCGTCGTACGAGTTCGCCAGTTCCTTCTCGATCGCGTCCAGGCTGCCGCCGCTGCTGCCTTCGATGTGCGACGACGTGACTTTTTCTTCACCCTCGTCGTCCTCGTCTTCATCCTCGCCAGCCGCGCTCGTGTCATCGTCCTCGTCTTCTTCGTCTTTCTCTTCTTCTTCTTCCTCTTCTTCCTTTGCCGCGCTGCCACCACTTTTGCCGCCCGCAGGCTTGCCGCCGCCCGTCAGGCCTGCCTTGCCGCCCGATGCGCCCGACGCACCACCAGTGGATGCGCCACCACCGCCACCACCCGTGCCCGTGCCCGCGCCACCGCCGCCCATCATCTTCGACATGCCCGACGACGGCGCGACCGAACCGCCGCGCATCGCCGCGGTCGTTTCTTCGGCCAGGGCCAGTGCTTCGGCCGATGTGTCCATCGTTGCGATGCGGCCTTCCAGGTGCTTGATCTTGTCGTACACGTCCTGAATCTCGGGCATCTTGTCGGACATGAAGTCCTTGAACACCTGCTGGCCCGCCATCGCGCGCAGCAGCGGCATGGTCAGCAGCGCTTGCACGCGCTCGTCGTCGCCGGCCGCGCGGGCTTTCTTCAGTTCAGGCAGCGTGTAATTCTCCAGCATGAAGCGCCCGGTGCTGGCCAGGTTCTCTGCCGATCCCTTGAAGCGTTCGGCCATCTTGCGCTCGATGCGGGTGTCTTCCATCACGTTGTACATGCCGCCGATACCGGCCGCGACCGCTTTGGGCATGTCGTGAAAGTCGGTGAACAGGATGTGCGCGACTTCATGATCCAGAAAGCCCTGCAGTGCGTCCAGCAATTCTTGCGTAGCGTTGTCGGGAATGTACGGCAGGTTGACGCGGTTCGGGCGACCGGTGGCGTCCGAAGTGACATAAGCCTGGGTGCCGACCTGCGTGACCGCGATGGTCTTGCCCGCCAGAATCTGTGTGATGCGTACGATCGCCTCGCGCATCACATAGATGCGTTCGCTCATTGTCATGCCTCGTGCCATTTGTTTCTCCCTTGTAAAGTCATTCGTGACTGAATATGATCATCATAAACATGCATTTCAGGCGGCACAAGCGCGTTGTGCGCGATTTCCTGGCAAAAAGAAAGCGGGCGCAGTGCCCGCTTGCTCTTTGCGCCCGCGCAGGTTACATATAGACGACCGCATTCTGATCGCCGCAGGAGTTGACCAGCACCATAATGCCGGCCAGCGCGTGCCTTACTTTATAGACAAGCACGCTGCCGAGATCGATTTTGGAAATGATCACCGACTCGGTCAACAAGTCCGCGAGTGCTTCAAGGTCGATTGTGCCCGATTCGTATTTCATAGTCGTCTGGATGGATTGTTGTGCGGACATGTGTGCTCCCCGGATAGATTGTTGAACGTTTCAGCTCTGCGCGTAAGCTTATTCTTACATATCAATGCGCGCTCGTCTGATGTACTTATTATAGCTCACGACTGAATTAGAAATTGCGCATAGTCAATTACATGCCGTCAAACCACAGATTATGCTGTTGGTCGTGCGCTACTGTGAAAATTAAGCGACAATTGGGGTTTGCCAGCCCCAATTGTCATAAAATTAAACAAATATTAACTATAATGCACCCGTACCTAACTCAATCAGCAGCGACTTAATCCGTTGCGAAATTTAAAAGGAGCATCATATGACTCTCGCCGCACAGAGCCACAAAGAAGGCACCGTTCGCCGCGCTAAAGCCGCCCGCCCTCTGACCGTGGCCGAATACCTGACCCACCAGATCAATCTGTCCGACAAGACCCAGGCAGAGATCGCCCACGAAGCCGGCTTCAACAAGCCCAACATCATTTCGATGCTCAAGAAAGGCGAGACCAAGTTGCCGATCTCGAAAGTCGCGCCGATGGCACGCGCCCTGAACGTCGACCCGGTCAACCTGTTTCGCATGGTCATGAGCGAATACGAGCCCGAGACCTGGGCCGCGATCGAGGATGGCATCATGCACCAGCCGATCATTTCGGACAACGAATACGAACTTGTGCGCGTCGTGCGCCGCGCTGGCGCGGTCAACCCGAAGCTGACCGCCCACGACCGCAAGCGCTTGACCGAACTTGCCGTTACCTTCGGCGCGGAAAACGAGTAACATAGTTCCCACCTTCGTGTTTCACCTTTGGCGCCTGCGGGCGCCTTTTTTATTGCCCGAGGGAGATTATATCCGTGGGCTGTGACGTTCCTGTGCGAAATCTTTCGGTTGTGGAACGTTAACAACAAACGCCGCGCGGCTTGACCCGGTGCGGCGTTTGTGATGATGGGCGAACGGGCGGTTACGCTGCCGGCAGCTGGTAATCTGGACCGATGATGCCCGCCTTGTGCGCAGCTTCGAGCCCCAGCTTGCGCACCTGCGCGGCGACCGTCGCTTCAATCTCGATCTTCGCATGGGTGACGAGGTGCTCCATTGCCTCTTGGCCCATGTCGACGATGAACTCGATATGGTTCGGCAGACCGCCGATAATGCCATCCAGGCTCTTGTGCAAGTCGCGCAGCGCGGTCTTGGACAGCTTGCCCGACTCGATCAGTTCGCCCAGCTTGCGCACGTCTTCGCGCGCCGCCGCCATGCGTTTGTGCGCCGCCGCGTGCACCTCGCGCTTGAGCATCTCCTTCTTGTTCTCGACTGGCTCGATTGCCGGCACCATGTCGCCGGCGATTTCGGTGATCGTGCACGGCACGCCTTCGCCGCGGTTGCTGCTCGTGATGAACTCGGAAAACTGCGCATGCGACAATTCGATCTCGATCAGGCGCCGGCCCTTGCCGTGATACCAGTCGGTCGACAAGTCACGTTCATGACGGGCGCGCTTGATCTGGATGCGCACGCGCTGGTTGTGATTGATGTCACTGGCGAACAGGTGGCCACCGCCGCCCGTCACGATGCTCATGCCGACCAGGCCGTAGGCCGGATGCTCGTACACTTCCCGGTCGCCTTCCTGCTTCATGGTTGGCTTTTCGTAATCACGCATCCTTGTTCTCCTTTTCGGGTACGCGCGCCAGCAGCGCGCTCATGTGCACGACAAAGGCCGTGATGGTGAGCAGCGGCACCTCGCGCCCGGCGTTGTCGACGATCTTGATCAGGGTTTGCCGGCCCTGGGCGAAGTTGTGCTCCGTCCAGGGCATCGTCGCGCGCACCCGCTTGAACTCGTCGTCAGTCACAGTGCCCGCCTTCGGATTCGACGACGCCATTGTCATCGTCTTCGTCCAGCAATGCGAGAATGTCGTCGTCATCACGCACGAACATCCGACCATAGACCCAGGCACCGCCATCGATCATGTCGACCAGGGCATTGTGGTCCACTTCGATGTCGTCGCTGCTGCCGAGGGCGTAGCGCTCCTGCGCGCGCATGATGTAGGCCCGCTCGATTGCGTTGGGTTCGGCGCGCGCCGTTTCACTACGTGCCCTTTTGCGCTGCTCCAGCAGCCCGTTGATGATGTCGGCAATCTTGTTCAAGCTGGTGCTGCCGCTCGTTGTCGGTACGCGATCTGGCGCGTTCAGGCGCAGCGGGAAATACTGCACGTTCATGCCGGCCGCGCGCATTGCTTCGGCGATCTCCTCCCCGGTGATCTTGTTCATGCCGTTTCTTTCACTTTAACAAGTGGGCCAATTTCGACTTTGCTTCCTACCGGGAATTGGGGATGATTATTAATGAATTCGGCATAATGGCACAGTTCATGGCGAACCTGGCCGGCGCTGGCGGCGTCATCCGTCATCAGGGTGACTTCGATGGTGTACTTATTCATGCGGCCTCCTTGATGGCTTCGTCCTTGAGCTTCTTGCCCAGTTTGGCTGCTGCCTCGATGTCCTTCGCGCGCGGCAGGTTGTCGGCCATGAACTTATCGGTGCGCGGCGTGGCCGACGTGAAGCGCGGCAGGAACAGCGAGTACAGCGGGTTCGACTCGGACGGCTTCATGATCATGTTGGCCGTCACCGGCATGATCTTGCCGATCCAGTCGTTTGGTGCCGCGTCGACCGCGTCGCGCATCGCTTCGCCCTTGATCGCGACATTCACGCGCAACCCGTCGTCGCTGGTGCGGCACAGCAGAGAACCCGCACGGCCCTCGTTCTTCGTGTTCGCTTCGCCCGGTACGACTTCGACGATCTCCAGGTCGACTTCGAATTCCAGCTTGAGCTTGACCTGCTCCTTGCTGGTGCCGTCCTTCCAGATGGCGCTGCGGCGCTTGAGGATCGTGCCTTCCTTGTTGGCTGCCATCAGGGCGCCGGCGTGCGCGTACGCCTCATCCAGGCTGTACACGATCTTGGTCGGGATCAGGCGCACGCGGGTCAGGTCGCGGCCCTTGATCTGGTTAATCAGGCTGCGCAAGCGGCTGATATAGGGCGTGTCGCACTTGCCCTTGGGCGTTGCCGACTCCAGCGGAATCTGATCCCATGCCAGGTACACCGGCTTGTGCCCGGCCGGGAATGCGCCGCCCTTGGCCACGCTGTTCAGGATGCCGTTGCCAGTCTCGCGCGCCAGCACGACACCGTCCTTTTCGACCAGCAGTTCGCCGTGCGATTGGGTGCCGGGCGTGAAAGCGCGCTGGATTTCGGCCGCCAGTTCCGCGAACTCGTCCATCGGGAACAACGTGCCCGCGCGCGAGTAGATCATGACTTCGCCCGTGTCTTCGTGGTCGACGTTGACGAACATGCCGTCCGCCTTTTCCTGGCTGATCTCGCCCTGCGCCCATTCGTCTTCCGGCCAGTTCTCGGGCTTGGCGTCCTTTGGCAGCGAGCAGCGCATGTAGCCCCAATCCTGGATCAGCGCCGGCCATACCTTGTTGCACGTCTCGGCCGAGAAGCCCGCGCGCATGTCCTTGAGCAGGATGCGCTTGAACAATTCGGCGCTGTCACCGGTCAGACGCTCCATGTGGTCGGCGATCGCCGCATGCATGGCGCTACCGGTCAGCGTGCGGTCGCGCAGGCGTGCCAGGATGCTCCATGTCTCGTCCGTGAACGTGGTGCCACCGCCCAGCAGAGCCGAGCGCTCCGGCACCGCCTTGATGCCGTACTTGTCGGCGCCGTACGCTGCGAACAGCACGCGCTTGACAAG